GCTATCGATTTAGCAGCAATTCGCAAAAAGCTTGGACAATTAAGTGGACAAAATTCAAAGAAAAATGTCATGTGGCGTCCAGAAGAAAACTCTGAAACAACTGTTCGTTTAATGGCTTATCCCAACAATGATGGTCAACCATTTAAAGAACTAATGTTCTATTACAATATTGGCAATAATCCAGGTCTTCTTGCACCATATCAATTTGATAAACCAGACCCAATCCAAGAGTTAATTACAAAGCTTAGAGAAGAAGGATCTAAAGAATCATATGAATTAGCTAAAAAGCTTTATCCTAAAATGCGTTGTTACGCTCCAGTTGTTGTTCGTGGTGAAGAAGAAAAAGGCGTTCGTTTGTGGGCATTTGGCAAGTCAGTTTATCAAACTCTTTTAAACTATATGCTTGATGAAGACTATGGTGATATTACAGATCCTCACGAAGGTCGTGATGTAAGAATTTCTTGCCAAAAAAATCCAGGCCAGACTTGGGCAACAACTGATGTAAGACCACGCGGCAAAGATTCACCTCTTTCAGAAGATTCTGGAAAGTCCAAACAATGGCTTGACAATATTCCAGATGTAAATGATTTGTTTGAGTTAAAGTCTTATGAAGAGCTAGAAAGAATTGTTAATGAATGGCTTAATGGCGATGAAGAAGAGACACAAGAAACATTTAGAGGCGGTTCAAATAAAACATCGTTAGAAGATTCTAATTCACCAGATGCTATTAACGGTAAATATAAAAGTTTAGATGACGCATTTGCAGACTTAGACTCTCTATAAAATAAGGATTTATAATGAGAAAGTTATTACTATTATTGTCGACATTTTTTGTATTAGCATGTGGCTCAGGTCCAAAAACCTCAGTAGATAAATTACCTTCTTGGGTATCTGATCAACCTGACTTGTGTGGTATAGGAATTCATAAATCACGTAACAATCTTGGTGCAGATAGAGAATTTTCTATTGCCAAAGGGAGAAGAGACTTAAGTAAAAAGCTTGAAACAAAAGTAAGCGCAATGATTAAGTTATACGAAGAATCAGGCGAAGCAGATTCAGAAAATTTTAACGAAGAACTTTCAAGATCAGTTTCTGTTAATTTATCTAAAACGGTTCTTAATGGCTCTAATCCAAAGAAAATAGAGATTGACAATATGTATGTATATACACTTGTTTGTTTAAATCCTGATGTGTTAACTAATGCAATTAACGAAATGAATACGTTAAGTCAAGCTCAAAGAAAAGCTTTAGCAAGAAGAGCAGCAATCGCTCATCAAGAACTTTCTGAACAAATGAAAGAATATTAAAATGGCAAAAAAAAAGAAAGAAGAATTAGATGACTTTACATCTGATCTTATAAAGTCTTTAAATAAAGAAAGAGGTAGTCGTGTTGCTTATAATCTAAGCACAGACGATTCTCCTACTCATGTAAAAAGATGGATTAGCACAGGATCTAAACAATTAGACTATATTATTTCTAATCAAAAAGACGGAGGCCTTCCAGAAGGTCGTATTGTAGAGATTTTTGGACCACCTTCTATTGGTAAGTCTCATATTGCAACACAAATTGCAAGGTCTACCCAGAAAATGGGAGGTATTGTAGTTTATATCGACACAGAAAATGCAACTTCTGTTGAAAATCTTCGAATGTTAGGCGTTGATATATCAAAGAGATTTGTATATGTTGATACGCATTGTACTGAAGAAGTATTATCTATTGCAGAGAGTACTGTAGTTAAAGCTAAAGCAATGGATAAAGATGTTCCTGTAACTATTATTTGGGACTCAGTTGCTGCTACTGCGCCTAAAGCAGAGTTATTAGGTGATTATGACAAAGAAAGCATTGGTCTTCAAGCACGTGCTATCTCAAAAGGAATGAGAAAGATTACAGGTGTTATTGCTAATGAAAAAGTTCTCATGGTTTGTTTAAACCAAATTAGAACAAAGGTTGGTGTGTTATATGGTGATCCTACTACAACACCTGGAGGAATGGCAATACCTTTCCACAGTTCAGTTCGTATTAAGTTAGGAGCAGGCTCTCAAATTTTGAATAAAGATAAAGAGCCTATTGGTATTAATGTGTCTGCTAAGACAATTAAAAACAAAGTGTCAGCGCCATTTAGGACTTGTAATTTTGAAATTCATTTTGGTAAAGGTATTAGAGAACATGAGCAAATGTTTGACTTGTTAAGAAAACACGGGCCAGAAGAAATCGATAATTATCATATCGAAATCGGAGGCAATGGAGCATGGAAAAACTTAGTAGTTTCTGCTTTAGACACAGGTGAAGTTATTATAGATAAAAAATTCTATAAAGCTGACTTTAATCAAATCATTGAAGATCCAGAATATAGTCAATATGTTGATATGCTTTTAGAACGTGCAATGATTAGAAAGAATGAAACCGAAGAACCATCTATTGATCCTGACAGTTATTCAGACATTAAGGCAGTTCATGAACATATAATGGAAGAGCATGCTGAAGTATTTGAAATGTTAAAGTAAGGAGAAAAAGTGATAGACAAGCCAATAATTTATATTGATGGCTTGAATGTCTTTATGAGACACTTTGCTGCCAACCCAAAGAAGTCTTTACATGGACAGCTTTGTGGAGGAGTAATAGGATTTTTAAATAATATAAACCACCTCGCTTCTAAGTTTAAGCCACAGAAAATAGTTGTAGCTTGGGAGGGAGGTGGTTCTGTAAGGCGAAGAAACATAGATCCTAATTATAAAGAAGGCAGGCGACCTATAAAGTTAAATAGAAGTGACTATTACAAAGATATTCCAGACACATCAGAGAATAGAAACAATCAACTTAAGTTACTTATTGAAATACTTTATGAAACGCCTGTAACACAGATCTATGTTAGCGATTGTGAAGCAGATGATGTAATTTCATACTTAACAAAAACTAAACAAAATAATACAAAAAAAATTATTGTTACTTCTGATAAGGACTATTATCAGTTATTAGATGAAAACACTCAAATTTGGTCTCCTAATAAAAAACAATTGATTGATACAAAATATGTATTAGACAAATGGAATGTTCCAGCTTATAACTTTTGTCTTGCTAGATGTTTCGCAGGCGATATAAGTGATGGAATAAAAGGTATTAAAGGAGCTGGCATTAAATCTATGGTAAATCGATTTCCAGAATTAATTCAGAAAAAAGAATCTTCAATTAATGATATAATTAATGAGTCAAACAAAAAAGTTAATTCAGGTTGTAAAATAAAGCTCTACAATAATATAATAGAAAATGTTAAATTATTAGAAAAAAATTGGAAATTAATGTATCTTGATTCTGCCATGTTAAGTGCAGATCAAATAAAAAAAATAAATCACCAGTTTGATAATAAAGAACACATTACAAATAAAATGAATCTTTTAAGAATTATGAATCGAGAAGGTTTGAATTTCTTTAATGTTCATGAATTTTTAATATCAATAAAATCTTGCTTATCTTAAGGAATATTAATGAATCAACAAAACTTTTCTAAATTTGGAAAGTCTTTTCAAGAAAAAGTTTTTCAAAGTATGCTAACAGACGTAGCATGGTCTGCACAAATGATTGAAGTAGTCAATCCAGACTATTTTGATTTAAAATATCTTTCTTACTTATGCAATAAATATTTTGCATATTACGAAAAATATAAAACATTTCCCACACTTACAATACTTATTACAATTATTAAAGAAGATCTTTCTAAGTCTAAAGACGCTGTGCTTAGAGATCAAATTATTGAATATCTTCATCGCATGAAGACAAACCCGGATATGGGAGATCTTCAATATGTAAAAGATAAGTCTCTTGAATTTTGTAAGAGACAAGCATTTCGTGAAGCTTTAGAACAAAGCGTAGAATTAATTCAAACAGAAAAATACGAATCTGTTATGAATATTATGAAAAATGCAATTTCAGTCGGCATGCCTAATTCAACAGGACATAATTTCTTTGAAGATGCCGAAGCAAGATTTGTGCAGATTAATAGACAGGTTTGTCCAACTGGATTAGACAGAATTGATGCACCTGATATTCTTAGAGGTGGTTTAGGTAGAGGTGAATTAGGTGTAGTCGCAGCAAATACAGGTGTAGGTAAATCTCACTTCTTAGTAGCTATGGGATGCGCAGCAATGAGAGCTGGTAAAAATGTAATTCATTATACATTTGAATTGTCAGAACATGAAACAGGAAAAAGATATGATTCAAATTTATGTGATATTCCTTCAAATGAAATTATTGAAAGAAAATTAGAAGTCTTAGATAAATATAAAAAGATGGAGCTAGGAAATCTTATAATTAAAGAATATCCTACAGGATCTGCTTCTGTAATGACGTTAAGAAATCATATTGAAAAGTTAACGTTAAAAGGTTTTAAACCAAGCCTTGTAACAGTTGATTATGCAGATGTTATGAAATCATCTAGAGCGTATGATTCTTTAAGACATGAATTAAAACTAATCTATACAGAATTAAGAAATCTTGCTGTTGATTTAAATATTCCTATTTGGACAGCATCTCAGGCCAATAAAGATTCATCTAAATCTGATGTTGTAGGTCTAGAAAATTTAGGCGAGTCTTATGGTAAAGCACAAGTTGCTGACGTAGTACTTTCAATTAGTAGAAAGCCTATGGAAAAGTCTACAGGCGGAGGAAGAATCTTTGTAGCAAAGAATCGTGCAGGTAGAGATGGATTATTGTTTCCAATAAATATAGATACAGCTAAATCAAAATTTGAAATTTTAGATGAGACAGAAATGTCTTTAAACGAAGTTGTCGAACAAGATAACAATGCAATGAAAAACAAATTAAGAGAAAAATGGAAGGAAGTAAACAATAAAGATGATTAATATTTGTTTAATGGAAGAACTAAAAGACGCACTTCAAGTAAATCATATTGATGAAAAAGACTATATTCCTGCTTATGGAGGAGAAAGTGCCGGATTAGATTTATATAATGCTGATGGTAAAGTTACTTTAATGCCACATAATACATTACATAAAAATGATATAACTTTAGTAAAAACAGGTTTAAAGTTATCTGTACCAAAAGGTTGGGTTGCCTTAATTCAAGAGAGAGGCTCAATAGTTAAAACACCACTTAAAGTTAGGGCTGGTGTTATTGATAGCGGTTACACGGGTGAAGTTTTTGTTAATTTAGTAAACGTTGGTTCTGAAGAATATACAATTGGAGCATACGAAAAACTTCCTGTACAAATTGTAGTAGTTAAGTGTGATAATGAGTTTTGTGTTGTTAACGAGAAAGAATATGCAAGTTTAACACAAACTTCAGAACGTGGTGAAGGTCAAGTAGGAAGTTCGGATTAAAAGGAATAAAAAATGATTAAAGAATGCTATGGTATTAATATAGATTTACAAAGAGATGATTTCTTAACAGACTTTTCAGTTAACTTGCTTAGAGACTATTACATGGAAGACGATGAAGTTTCACCACAAGAAAGTTTTGCACGTGCTGCTGTAGCATTTTCTGATAACAATATAGAATTGGCGCAAAGAGTTTACGACTACGCTTCGAAAGGTTGGTTTATGTTTAGCAGTCCAATTCTTTCAAACGCACCTAAACCTAATGGTACTTCTTTAGGACTACCTATTTCATGCTTTTTGTCTTATGTCGATGATTCACTAGAAGGACTTATTTCACACTCAGATGAGTTACGTTGGATGTCTGTAAAAGGAGGCGGTGTAGGAGGTCACTGGAGTGACATTAGATCAAATAGTTCTATTTCACCAGGACCTGTTCCTTTTTTAAAGACAGTAGACAGTGATATGACTGCTTATAGACAAGGTAAAACAAGAAAAGGTTCTTACGCAGCTTATATGGACGTTTCTCATCCAGATATCATAGAATTTCTTAATATTAGAGTGCCTACAGGCGGCGATGTTAATCGCAAATGTTTTAATATTAATAATGCTGTAAACGTTTCTGACGAATTTATGGAAGCTGTTATGAAAGGTGAGAAATGGAATTTATTAGATCCAAATGACAAGTCTGTTAGAGATACAGTTGACGCAAGACAATTATGGCAAAGAATTCTTCAAGTTAGATTTAGAACAGGCGAGCCGTATGTTAATTTTATTGATGAAGCAAATAGACATCTTCCGACTTTTCAAAAGGACTTAGGTTTAAAAATCCACGGCTCAAACTTATGTTTAACAGGTGATACAAAAATTGATGTATTAATTGACAACGTACCAAATGCTCAAGTATCATTAGAAGAAGTTGTTGATCTTTTTCATGAAGGAAAAGAAATTTTTGTTTTGTCTTACAATATTGACACAAAAGAAATTGAATATAAAGAAATTACTGATGCAGGATTAATTAGTAAAAGTGCAGAAGTACTTGAAATCATAGACGAAGAATCTGGTCAAAAAATAGTTTGTACTCCTGATCATAAAGTATATACTGTAAATAGGGGCTACGTAAAAGCTAAAGATCTCAAAGAAGATGACGAATTAGTTTTTTCTTAATTTGATTGCTAGATGTATATTTAATATTGAAATTCATTTACCAACACAAGGAGATATTTTGAAATATATAATATACATGCACACTTTTAAGGAAACAAACAAGTCGTATGTTGGATACACGGGCCTGACATTGTCAAAAAGATTATATAAACATATTATAAATGCCCAAGCAGGTCACGATACTCATTTCTACAAAGCTATTAGAAAATATGGACCTAAAAGCATAGCATCTAAAATAATTTGTGAATGTAACTCTAAAGAAGAAGCTTTAGAAAAAGAAAAGTATTACATCGAATATTATGATACTTTTAAAAACGGTTATAATATGACTAAAGGTGGTGATGGAGGATGGGTAGTACCTGATGAAAAGTACGATGAATGGCGAAGAAAAAATTCAATTGCAACATCAGGAGAAAAAAATCCAACATACTCAGGATTTACAGATGAAGAAATATTAGAAGCAGCTTTTTCTTATTTTAAAAAAGAAGGCCAATTACCTAAAAGAAAGTGGCAAATATATAGTTCAGAAGTCTATGGCTTTCCAAAGTCTTATTCAAAATTTAGATTTAAAAAATACGGATCAGGATTAAAAGGTTTTGTAAATGCAATGAAAGATTTGTATAATTTAAAAGATGATGATTTCAAATATAAAAGAACAAATAGTCATAATAAAAAACTTTCTAAGTCTTTAACAGGAAAAACTTGGTACTCTAACGAAAAACTTAAAATTTCAAAACAAATGAGTAAAAAAGAAATTGATATACTTAATAATGAAGAATGGATAAAAGGTAGAAATTATGGGATTAAAAATAATTAAAAGAGAAGCTAAAGAGTCTGTCTTTGATATAACTGTTAAAGACAATAGCAATTTTTTTGCAAATAATATACTTGTTCACAATTGCAACGAAATCCATTTGGCAACTTCATCAGAAAGAAGTGCAGTTTGCTGTTTAAGTTCTCTTAATATTGAGAAATATGATGAATGGAAAGACACAACAATTGTTTCTGATCTTATTGAATATCTTGATAATGTTATAGAATTCTTTATCAATAACGCTCCAAAACATTTAAGTAGAGCAATTAGATCAGCACGTGCAGAAAGAAGTCTTGGATTAGGTGCTATGGGTTTTCACGCTTATCTCCAAAAAAAGAATATCCCGTTTGAATCTGGTATTGCTGTTGCAGCAAACAAAGGTATATTTATGGACATCAAAGAAAAAGCAAAACAGAAAACAATAGAGTTGGCGAAAGTTAAAGGTGAGTGTCCTGATGGTGTAGGACATGGAGTTAGAAACGCACACCTTTTAGCTATAGCTCCTAATGCTAACTCTTCTATTATTGCAGGCACTTCACCTTCAATAGAACCGTGGAAGTCAAATGCTTATACTCACCGTACAAGAGTTGGTTCTTATCTTGTTAAGAATCCTCATTTGGAAAAAGTTTTAAGAAGTTACTGGTCTGAAGATGATGGTAACATTAATGAATGGATGAAACAGCAATGGACATCAATAATTCTTGCAGAAGGTTCTGTACAGCATTTAGAATATATGTCAGACTGGCATAAGCAAGTATTTAAAACTGCATTTGAATTAGATCAACGCTGGATTGTTGATCATGCTGGAGATAGACAAGAGTTTATATGTCAAGGGCAAAGTGTCAACTTGTTTTTCCCTGCAGGAACAGATAAGGCTATTGTTAACGCAGTTCATATTAGAGCATGGAAAAAGAAGTTAAAAGGTTTATATTATCTAAGAACAAATGCGGGAGCATCAGCTGAAAAGGTAAGTCAAAAAGTTGAACAAGATAAACTACAAGACTTCGCAGATCCTGATGAATGTTTAAGTTGTCAAGGATAATTATTATACAAGGATTTTACAAAGGTTAAACATATGTCATTACTAAAATACAATACAACGTACAAGCCCTTTAAGTATGCCTGGGCAATGGAAATCGCGGAGAGCCACGAAAAGATTCACTGGGGAAGTTGGGAAGCAAAGCTTGCTGAAGACGTAAATCAATGGAAAGGCGGAAAGATTTCATCAGAAGAAAAAAATCACATTACACAGATTCTTAGACTATTTACACAAAGTGACGTTCAAGTAGGTGGTAACTATTGTGATCTGTTTATTCCTAAATTTAAGAACAATGAAATTAGGAGTATGTTATTAAGCTTTGCAAATCGTGAAGGCACACATCAACGTAGCTACGCACTTTTAAACGATACGTTAGGACTTCCTGAAGAGGAGTATAGTGCTTTTCTTGAGTATAAAGAGATGAGTGACAAGATTGAATTTATGCAGCAAAATGATGTTAGCACTAAAAAAGGATTAGGATTAGCACTTGCACAATCAGCTTGTAATGAAGGAATGAGTTTATTTTCAGCATTTGTAATGCTTCTAAATTACCAAAGGTTCGGGAAAATGAAAGGAATGTGTGAAATTGTTGAATGGTCTATTAGAGATGAGACAATGCACGTTCAAGGTATGACTCAACTATTTAGAGAATACGTCAAAGAGCATCCAAGAATTGTAAATGACGACTTTAAAAAAGAAATTTATAAAATGTATCGTCAAGCTGTTAAATTAGAAGACAAGGTTATTGATTTAGCTTACGAGATGGGCGATATTGAAGGTTTAGATAAAGAAGAAGTAAAGAAATATATCAGATATCTAGCAGACCGACGCTTAATTCAGCTAGGGCTTAAGCCTAACTTTAAAGTAAAGACTAATCCTTTAGACTGGTTAGACTGGATCATTAACGGTGATAGTTTTAAGAATTTTTTCGAAGGAACAGTAACAGACTATAACGCTGATGGTATGAGTGGTAATGATTGGGGATGGGATAATATTGCATAAAAATTATAAAAAATACAATATGCAAATATAATAAAAAAATATTAAAGGAAAATTATGAATACAAAAATTTTATTTTTTAGTGCACCATGGTGTGGTCCATGTAAAATGATGAAATCAAGTTTAAACGAGTCTGTACAAAAAGATTTAAATATTGAAATTATTGATATATCACAAGACATGGATAGAGCAACCGAGTATCAAGTTATGAATGTTCCAACATTTATTAAAATAATTGATAATCAAGAAGTTTCAAGAAAAGTAGGGTCTGCTACAATTGACCAGTTAAAAAATTTATAGAAAGTATATTAGATGATTAATTTTATTACAGACATTTCACCGCTAGTTAAAGAAATTGAACTAAAGCAAGATCCAGTAGTTATTACCGTAAACGAATTTACAGAAGAATCAGCAAATGAGTTTTCAATCTTAATAAGTTCAGCACAAAATACAGGACAAAAAGTAATTCCTGTAGTTATTGATTCTTACGGAGGTCAGGCTTATTCTTTATTGTCAATGATTGGCACTATTAAGTCTTCAAAGATTCCTGTAGCAACAATAGTTAAAGGAAAAGCAATGTCATGTGGCGCAATTCTTTCTTCTTTTGGTGAAGAAGGATTAAGGTTTATGGATAAAGATGCAGTTTTAATGATTCATGATGTTTCATCATCAGCGTTTGGTAAAGTAGAAGAATTAAAGGCTGATGCTAGAGAGTCTGAAAGGCTAAATAAAAAACTTTATACAATGATGGCAAGAAACTGTGGCAAACCTGATGACTATTTTTTGAATCTTATTCACGACAAAGGACATGCAGATTGGTTTTTAGAAGCTGAAGAAGCTAAAGAACATAACATTGTACAACAATTAAGAATTCCTAACTTAAAAGGAACAGTTTCGGTTAGTTTTGATCTTGAGTAATATATAAATGTATAACTAAAAACAGGATACAATTTATGTCAATATTACTTGAGCAATATATTTTAGAAGCCATCTATCATCAAAAACTTGAAGAAGGCATGTCAGACTTTTTGCCTAAAACTAGACTTGAAGGAACTTTACAGGCAGGAATATTAGGTCTCTTAATTCTTCTTGGGAAAAAAATGAAAGATAACAATGAAATTTCACTAGATACTCCGCCTAAAGCCGTGGCTGAAAGAGTTGTTGATGTCTATAATAAAGAAAATCGAAATAACGCATTATATGGAAAAACAAGAGAAAATGCTCAAGATTTTCTTGAAGACAATTTAGAAGAGATTACAATAGATGAACTCTATAAAAAATATAGAAATGGTGAAATAAATATACAAGCATTCAACGATTCTGAAAATCAACAAGCTTCTAATACACAACTAGAAGAAATGTTTTTTAATTACATGAAAGGTACATATAAAGACTATTTTGTAGCAGACTTTAACGAAATGAGTAAAGAAGACTTTGATTACATAGTTGATCAATATGAAACTTTTCTAGATAATAATGCTTTTAAGTTTACTAATAGCGAGTATAATCAAGCAATGTCACTTGCGTTTTTACTGTCTTCATGTGATCACTATAATTTAGATTCAAATAAAATTAAAGGTTATAGCGATAGACTTGAAGCAGTACACGGCGCACTTCATACGATCGAACATCTTTCTGAAAACTTGCCAGACCCGAGCCAATTAGCAATTACTCAAAATGAGCTTGAAGAAACAATTATTGACTTAGTCAACGGACAAATAGAAAAAGTAAAAGAACTAAGAAATAATCTTGCAGAAAATTATGATGATGCGGAGAATGAAGATAAGATAGCTATGTATGACGACATGATTTTGCAAATAGAAGGCAGATTTCAAAATACATTTGGATTCGAATTAATGAAGAAAAGGTAATAAACTATGGAACAATTTAGCACATTAAATAAAAATAGAGACTATGTAATTGCACTTCAGCAAGAAGTTGGAGTAAAAGCTGATGGTATTTATGGACCGGGTACACATGCAGCTGTAAGAAATTATTATGGCATGCCAATTATGATGCATATGGGTAAAGTTGTACCTATTGATTCTCCTTTAGAGATTGATTGGTCAGCACCTTTATATGAACTTGATGATGGAACTAAAAATTGGTATACAAGAAAGAAAGATCCGCAATCAATTTGTGTTCATTGGGGAGGATTAAATACAAGACATTGTTATAATGTGTTTAATATGGCAAGAGGCCGACACGTTTCTTCACATTTTTTAATTGGCAGAAATCATAAAACAGGCGAGTATGAAATACTACAATGTTTAGACACAGGTCTTGTTGCATATCATGCAGGAAAGTTTAATGCACCTTCAATTGGAGTCGATATTTGTATGCACCCAGATGAGAAATATTGGGAAAAAACTAAAAACTGGTACCCAGATGCGCAATTGCAAGTTTGTAAAATACCTGATAGCAGAGTTAAAGGTCGTAAACTTGTAATGATTGGTGATGAATTTGCTGAAGTTTGTCGTCAATTTTTGCAGTCTTTAAGAGAAGCAACAGGTCTTACAGATAAATCTGTATGTGAAAGTCATGACGTAATGTCTGTACCTGAAGCTTCAAAATATAGCATTGTAGGACATCACAACATTTCAGCCAAAAAATGGGATGTTATACCTTGGGCAGAAAAGCTTTATTACGGATTAGACTCAGAAAATGATTTAATTTAATTTTGTTTTTAATGTTCGTGTAAATTTAATAAAATATTCATATTATAAATTAAAACAAAACAAGGAATAATATGACAAAAACACATTATCTTTATGACGACAAAATTGGTAAAATAGAACTAGTACAGTCTATGGGTGAAGATATAACAGTTGTAAACTCAGCTAGAGTTTCTTTTGGTGTCCATAAAGAAGTAATGGATAGCAAGGATAAGAAGTTAGTTAATTATTTAATTAAACATAAACATACTTCTACTTTAGAACATAATATTGCAACTTTTAGAATTAAAGTTCCTTTATTTGTTAGATCTCAGCATCATAGACATAGAACTTGGTCGTACAATGAAATATCACGTCGCTATACTGATTCTAATTTAGAATTTTATATTCCTAATAAATATAGAACTCAACATAAGTCTAACAGGCAAGCATCTAATTTTAAAGAATTAATTAATCCACAAATGGATCTTTATCCTTTGGGACTAGAAAGTAGATTGTGTAATGAAGCTATATCTTATCATACACAATTATCATTACAACTATATAATGATATGATTAATAAAGGTATTGCTAGAGAACAGGCAAGAATGATTCTTCCTCAAAATTTATACACAGAATACTATGCAACAGCAAATTTAAATAATATTTTAAAGTTTATTTCTCTGAGAACACATGAAGGAGCTCAATGGGAAATTCAAAAACTAGCTGAAAGCATGTTAGAAATAATTACCGATTTATGGCCAGTAACTGTTTCTTCTTATAGAAATTAATTAATTAAAACATATTTAATAAGAAACTTGCGAGGTTAACATGAACAAAAAGCTTATTAAATTATTAGAGTCACATGACGATTTATTAAATACATTGGTTAGATGTAGAATTAAAATAGAAGATAGAGATGATCCAACTGTATTGGACATAATGACGGACATGAGAGCTTTGCCAGGAATTGTAACTGTAAGACAAACAAGACCAGTCTCAGACATTATCTCTTCAGAGGGGCATCGCATTATTGAATTAAACGTATCTTACATACCACAATTTATAGATGCAAAGGATCCTTTTTTAGAAGCAGTTACTTCTTTAAAAAAAGTTAATGGGGTAAAAATGATCAAAGTAATAGAGCATGATGATCAAATACTAAACAATAGATTACAAAAAAGACCACTTATTTTATAAAGGAAAAAATATGAAAAAATTACATGATTCTACTATTGCACATGTTGCAAAAATTTTACAAGTAGCACTTCTTACAGGAACTGATATTATTGATCATTTACGATTAATCGATTTAGTAGAAGACGATAATGGATTTCTTGTTCTAGATAATGCTTATTCAGAAAATCATGATAATTCTATTGAAAAAATGCTTAAACAAATTAATGACAAGGAAAAAGATTAATTAATGAGCGACAAACTTGTAGAGATATTTAATAAAAGAGAAAGCTTTATGCAGCTAATTCGCAACAAGTTTCCAGATGCTTATCCTGAATGGCCTGTTGACATGTCACAAAAAAATTCTCAAAAAGTATGTAGAGAAACTGCGCTTAAAGGTGTTGAGGAAATGTTTGAAGCATTACAGCATCTTAAAAACTGGAAGCCGCATAGAGAAACAGATATTCCAGAAATTAATCGTGAAGAATTTTTAGAAGAAATAGTAGATGCATTTAATTATTTCTTTTCTTTAATGATTTTAAGTGGAGTAGATGTTAATGAATTTTATAACGCATTTAATAGGAAAGATGAAATAATTAGAAGGAGAATAAAAAAAGGGTATTAGAATATGTTTTTGCACGAAGATCTAACTATTTATACAAATCAAAATTTTAGATCTTTTGAATATATTAAAAGCATATGGGATATTATAGAAAATGATTTGCTGTATATAATTGGAATGATTGACACCGGTAATATTACAATTGTTATTGATCCAGGTGTATGTTACATAACTGTAACAAGTAATTTTGTGCATATATTTGATAAAAGATTAGACATAACATTTAGTCATTCAGTAAATCTATGTGAAGACTTTTCTATAGAAATAGAACTTCTAATAAACAGAAATAAAAAAGACTTTTATTTAGATATACAAAAATCTGCATTATATTTTCAAAAAAACAAAAAAAACGACGAAGGAATAGTTGAATATTCAGCGCAAACAAATTTTAGTATTGATAATTTTTATAAATTTAGAAATGAATTTATTTTAAGCATTGTTAAAGAAATACAGTATTCTATTCATAGAAATATATTAGACTTAGATATTATTAAATTTGATGCAATTATTTCTGAGATTGATGCTGAGTATGAACTTATTAAAACATATAGTAATTTATATAAAACAACATTTAATAATTCTTTAAACTATCTTTTAAAACAAAAAAAAGTCTTTAAAGAAAACAAAGAAATTTTGCTGCAGTTATTAAAAAAAATTAATAAATCTTAAATGTGTAAATAATTCACATTAAATTTATAATAAATGGTAAATAACAAGGAGAATAAATTTGCCAATTAATAATAATTTAGAACAAGTACAACTTCCTATGGAACTTAAATTTGATCAAGTTCCTGCAACTAATTACATTAATAATCTTGAATCATTAAATATTGAACTTATTGATGGCCCGACAAGAGAGCAAGCACAAAAAATTGCATGGCACATGACAAAAGCAACATGGGCTGACTCTCCTTCTGAAACTGCATTTGAAAATGCTACACCAGAAGAAGCATCAATTAACTTACAAGATGTTCTTAATTTTAGAGCATTGCCCACTCCTATGGAATGCTTAGGCTTTACTTTTAAGATTAGTGGTATTGATACACAAACTGTAACACATCTTATTCGACACCGTGCAGGATCTTTTGCAGCGCAATGTACAGGTGATAGAGATCTTCGAAATGATAATATTCTCGTTCCAGAGTCTGTAGAAAACTCAGACTTTTATCAGAGATTTATTGAAGTTGCTGCATCAGCAAAACAACTTTATGCTGATATGGTTGATTCACGTGTTGTGTCACTTATGGATGCACGAGTTATTTTACCTAAAGCTTTAGAAACATTTTATGTTGCTCGTTTTAATCTTAAAGATCTTATTGGTTTTATTAAACAGCGACAAGATGTACAAATTCAGCCTGAGGTTGACAATATTATTGCAACACGTATTGCAAAGATTGTTTGTGAATCAATTCCTGAGGTTTCAACTTGCTTAGACTTTAATAAACCAGATATGCATTATGTTCGTACGTTCCGCGTTCAATTACCTAATGGTAGTTATACTTCACGTGGCACAAATCTTTATCATCCAGAGCCTAAAAACGATTTATTTGAATTTAATGAAAAAGATTCAATTTATCCATGTAAGCGTGAAGAATTAAATGGTAATAAAAGTGGAGAAGAAAAGATCTTTACTCGAATGTGGAATGATGATGTTGCAGCAGTAAGTGCAATTCGTCAAGCTTTAAATGAAGAATTTTAGTGTAAAACTGTTACACGAAATTAATTTTATTGAAAAACAATTACAAACTTAGAAAAATATTTACAAGAGGAACCTTTTAATGAAAAAGATT